CTTGCTCCAGAAAGTCAGCCAGTCGCTTGAGGTTCTCAAGTTCTGCATCGTTGGGGCTGTTGTCCCAGCCGTTGCGCTCGGCTGACTCGGAGGCCGTCAACTCGTCAAGGGTGAAGTGCGGTGTCAAATTCATTTTGCTGCCCTTGAGAGAATGTCAGTCTTGGCCTGTGAGCCAGCAGACGAGCCGAAGTAGTAGGCAATGATGCCAGTCCACGCCGTACCCAAGCTGCCCAGCATCATCAAGATGGCAGGGTTGCTGCTGTCAATCTGGTTGAAGAACATCATCACCATGATGCCAAAGAAGCCGATGGTGACAGCGCCTGCCAAGATGGGTGGCATCAGGCTGCGAGTGGTGGCCTGCATGTCCCGTGCTGATTTGCGGTCTTCCACTTCCAGCTTTTCAAAGTTGAGGCCAAGTTCTTGCGCTTGCTTTTGCAATTCGATCTCTGCAATCTTGACCTGGGCGATCTGTTCGGCTGACAGCTTGTTGTTGGAGATCATGTCTCCCACCTTATCAGGGTCAACCCCAATGGCCTTGGAGATAGCCGACACAGCCATGCCTGCCAGTGGACCACCAAGCGCCGTGGCGATGGTTGGTGCGATTTGTTTGAGCCAGTCCATGCTTACCCCTTCGATGTGGTGATCTGATCGTCGCCTTTGGTGACTGTGACCTTCTCGCCTTCAACAGAGACCTTCATCGGTTGCTCTTTGCGGTCCAGTTTGTCCAGCTTGTCGATCAATTGCCTCATGACCTCAAACTCGGGTTTCTCTTGCTTGGCGTTGGCCCCGGCAATGCCGTTGAGCATAGAGATCAAAGCCGTGAGCGATGCACCCAGCAGTCCCATGACAGCGGCGATCTTGTCCTTGTCCAGCACCAGGCTGGATGCCACGCCGATGGTGACGATGAGGGTGATGTAGAACAGGCCGTGCTTGCCGATTGCGCGGCCTGCCACGTCCTTGGCTGGAGAGTTTGCCTCCAGCTTGTTCAACTCGACTCTGGCTTGCGCCTTGATCAGTTCAATCTGGTGCAGTTGCTCGTTCATGATTTTGCAATGTATTGAATGATGACCACTGGACGGCCTCGACCGCCATGGTTTACGGTGCGTACTGCTTTAACAGGTAGACCAGACAGATGGCCAAGGATGTCCTGCTTTGACAGGCCGAGAGCATCGGCTAGATCTTTGAGTGTCCTTGGGTTCTCACGAACGAGCTGCATGATCTGTTCTTGCATCAGTGCCCCTTGATCCAACTTAGGGCAAACCCTACCCCGCTGGAAATGAACGACACGAACGCCATTCCTGCCCAAAATCCGCCACGCCCTTGGTTAGCCATAGCCACCAGTTTTTCGACGTTGGCTTCGAGTTTGTCTATTTTGACAGACATTTCGTCAAATCGACGCTCGTAATTTTGAACGCGCTCCCAAAGTGCGCCGTATTTCACTAGGTCAATCTCGGCCATGTCAACTGCTTCCATGATTTGAATCACCTAATTTTAAGCATTTCGTTTTTGTTTGCAACAGATTAAATGCCTTGACCGGGCGTGATGTAGACGGTGGCTGCTGCGCTGGACAGGCCGCTGAAGTAGGTGTCTTTGTTGAAGCGCAAGACCTCGACAGCGCCAGGCACCAAGACGATGGCGTCTGATGGTGTGCCAGCGACTGGAGCCACCGATGCGGCCTGGGCTAGTGCAGCTGTTGGGCCAGTGCCCAAGAACACGGTGGTCGTGCCGTTGTTGATGAAACGGTATTGGCCTGCGTTCTGAGGGTTGAACTTCTCGTAGACCGGAGCCTGCACGCCTGTGGGGGCTGTGCTTGCTGCGGCCACGACTACGGTCTTGCCAAGGGGGGCAAATGCGATTTGAGAATTGGTGGACATTTATGGTTTCTTTCAAAAAATTATTTTTCAGAAATAGGCTGTGTCGTAACAATACGAAGTAACGTCACAGCAATTGAAATGGCGATACCGACAAACATTTGCTCAGTCGGCGTGATGGGCAGCAAGAATACATACCCTTGCACAATCGAAAGCACCGCAAGAAGCAGTGCAAACAAGACTGTTTTAGACTTTAGAAGTTTGAGCAGCATTTTGCGATTCCTCGTATGCGGCCACAACGTCAGCAGTGTGCATGGCAGCGCAGATGGCCTGTACACGGGTATCCTCGGCGCTGTAATCATCGCCGGGGGCGACAACGTGGCGAGCAAACTTGCTGCTAATCTCAACGCCATCTTCTTTGATGGCTGTCTTGGTGCGAACTTGCACACAGCCGTTTTCGAGGCCTTCGATACGATCAACAATTTCAATTTTCTCAAGCATGATGCTTTCCTTTCTTGCCCAAGAATCCACTTGGGCTTTGGTTTAACAATCGGTTGCGCCAGCGAATTCTGGCAATTTTTTAACGTGTTCGTAGGCTTGCTTCAACGCATTTGGTGCAACGTCATCCATGTTTGAAACAAAGCCAAACTCTCTGTTTTCAATCGGTTGACCAGCTTCGTTTTCATAAATCACGACTTTTGCAAGCGATGTGATTTTTGAAACAGTTGCCGAGACAACTCTAATGCAAGCGTCTGGATAGATATTTGAATCAATAGTGATTTGCTTTTTGAGTGCCATTTTCTTTTTCCTTAAAATTAAGCAACGCGCTCTGCCGTGACTTGAATGACAAAACTTCCTGCTGAATAGTCTGTTGTGCCACCACTCCAATATGCAACCAAATCCGAACCAGCAACTGTTCTTTGGATCATTGCAAAATAAACTGCTGAAAATGGCACATTGGTGCTTCCCCATCGACCCTGAAAGTTCAGCGTTTTGAGTGTTGCAGCAGGGACAACGGTGTAAACGCTTGTGCCATCAGTCAACCCAAGACCGCGATCCCCGCCAGCATCTGCGGCTGTAACGCCCACAACAATAATGTCAATGATGCGCCATTGCTCTCCGGCCAAAGTAGAGTCAATTATTTTTTTAGTCGCACCGCCTGCAAGGTCTGCAAATGAAACAATTACGTTAAAAACATTAGTTCCGTCAATGACATTTTTCGTGTTGTCAATGTACTCAAGGTCAACTTTTGCGGCTGCACCGATGCTGGATGCCGCAACAAATGCGCTAGTTGTATTTTTCCACTGGACACGGCAATTGGCGCTGTCGGAAACAAGCAATGGGGTTGTGTAATTTGAAAAATTTACGTTGTTGATTGTGCAGCGGCCAATCGTGGGAACCGAAATACCAACAGAACATCCATCAATCACGCACCCATCAATAGTGACGTTAAAACTGTTAGATACGTTAATCCCAATTGCCGTATATTTTGTTCCTGTAAATCCAAGTTCAATTGCTGCACCGCTAATTACAATACCGTTGTTGTTATCAGCAAGATCAATAACAGGGCCAGAACCGCTTTTAAACGCGCTTACAGAAAGACCGTTAATCGTAACGCCAGCGCAATTTTGTAATTTTAACTGCGCGTTATAATTTGCAACAATTGTGTCCGAATACTCCATGTATATTCCAGACAAATCAGCACCGTAAACACGATCAAGAAAAATGTTTGTATAGGTATTTCCTTCAGCAATGACGTTATACATTCCCAATGCACGACAAGAATTTACCGTAACACCATTAGCGCCGTTTCCTGTAAAAATACCACCAACTATGGAGTTGGCATTACCTCCGACCGAGGTTCCGTCAAGCAAAAGACCCATTTGCAATCCGTTATTCAAATTGCTTGTTGCAAAGCAATTAATAACCTTCATAAAGAAATCGTTTGCAATTACAAAACCATCGTAAAACGAATTAACAAACACATCTTCAATTTGCGAAAATGAGCCTGTAAAGTTGCAATAAATACCAACCGTCAACGGATCAAGTTTGCCTTGCAAACGAAAATTCTTAAATGCGACATAGGCACGAGTTCCAGCAGTGTTATTAACAGACAGTGCTGCACGGCGGGTTGCAGAAGTAAAATCACAATAAATAATAGTCTGAAGATTTGACTCACCTTCAAACCCAAATTTGTTGGTATCACCCGTAAAATTGATTGGGGCAGTAATTCTGTAACGACCAACAGGCAAAAAAACAATTTTTCCCGTATCAGCCGCCGCAGTCACAGCAGCTTGAATTGCAGCGGTATCATCTGCGCCGTTTCCCGGCGTCCCATTTGAATTTCCCACCGCGCCGTAATCCAAGACGTTAATAACGTCGCCTTGAATCATTGAAAACGAAACTTTGGTAAGTGACATTTAATTTTCCTTATGCGGCTTGATAAGTTAAAGAACCCATCAAATAAGTACCATTGCCAATTATTGCTGCAACGTCTGTGTTTGAAGTGCTCGCAGCAGCAGAAGTAGAGAATAAAATTGCCGATGCGTCATTTTGTGTGACAAATGGAGTAATGGCGATTACGTTGATTGCAAGAGAAGAATAAAATGCCATCGAGCCAGCAGACCTACCTGTGTTGTTGGCAGTGTTAAAAGGCAATCCATAAACAACGGCTGCACTGCCCGTACCTTTTACGTTTACTTGCAATAGAAAATGAACCCTCACCGTATTTCCGACTTTGGTGTAAAACCCAAATTGTTGGAAATATGTTGCATCGCCTGCAATATTCGGAGTCCAAGTACCTTCTTCATAGTCACTCAGCAACTCGCTTGTGCCTGTGCCCGGTGTGGCAGAAAAGTCGATGCCTTTGCCCGATGTGCCGATTACGAGGTTGCCTGAGACGATGGTCTGATCGCCTGTGCGTGTTGATGGGAATCCAACTGACTTGAGCATTTCGGTCTCCTTAAACCAAGAATTCGATCACCGAGGTGATGGGTGGCGCTTCTGAGAATGTCACATTACCGCCAGCCACTGTGTAGGTGTTCTGGTTCTGGTACACGCCATTAATGTAGATTGCAAAAGGTGTGGAAGTGACAGCAAAAATTGTCTGTGTACCGTTTCCAGTCGCATTGGTGGCCACGGAGCCAGAAGCCACGTTTCCATTCAGTGAGGTGTAGACGAGGCTGCCTTTGCTGTCCAGCACCTGGATGCTGTAGTCGCTGGCCACGTAGAAACGTGAGGGCGTTCCCTGGTACACCGGATAGCCGTTGAGCGTTCGGATGGGCAGAGCTGCTGGGATGGTCAAAGCCGAATCCCAGAACACCGAGATTGGGTTTACCTGGGGGTTCAGGTTGACCGTGCCGACCCAGATGTAACCATTCTCCAATGGCAGGCCGTCAGCGCCAGCGAATGCTGGGTATGGCGGTTTGATCGAGAGTGCGGACATTTACTGGTTCTCCTGGATGGTGGATTGTGCCTGTTGTTGCTGCTGAATGGTAGCTGTCAATCGCTTAAGTAATGCAGCTTCCTCTGGGCTTCCCGATATGGTCTGTGGTATTTTAATCAGCAGATTGCGAATTGGTGCTGATTCATAAATTCGAGCAGCCACACCAACTCCACCGG